ATTCAGTGGCGAGAAACTCGTTAGTGTATAAACCAACACATACAAATTGTTAAGAGATAGTGTATCATATAGATACTATTATAACTCATAGCTCTGTGCCTGAATGGATCCATCTATCATTGGTCTTTATTTTACATTATTAATCGTAGTATTAATGATTGCATACGCAGGTGTCGAAGGCACTCTGCGTGTTTTTGTTTTCCTTGACTTACAGTTGCGCTATGCTTGGGTCAGGACTAGAATGTGGTTTATGGCGAGAAGGTTGAAAAAACAATTCAATCTACATCTATCCAACTACGAGAAACTAAAAAAATGAGAGACCGAGAAGATAGAGAGTATTCTGATCTATCAATGAGTAGAGCAGAGTGTCCCAAGTGTGGTGCTGTTTGGATTAACGGACAACACTATTGGTCTGGCACAGGCAAGAAAGGAAATGAGTTAGATCTTGCTGGACTTGTTTGCAATAAACAGGGAAATCACCAATGCATAAATCCTAAACGTGGTGACGATGGTGGAGATACTTGGGAAAAAAGAATGGGAGATTTAGAAACTGGATTTGGATCTCTTCATGAGAGAATGACTGATATGTTCAAAAAAGACGAAGATATATAAAGTATATCTCCAGGTGAATTTTATATGGCACAAGAAGTATACTTAGGTAATCCCAATCTAAAAAAAGCAAATACAAAGATTGAGTTTACTGCTGAACAAATTGAAGAGTTTATCAAATGTAAGCAGGATCCAGTATATTTCGCTCAAAATTATATCAAGATTGTTAACGTTGATGAAGGTCTTGTGCCTTTTAAAATGTGGAAGTTTCAGGAAGGTTTAATTAGAAAATTCCACGAAAATAGATTTAATATCTGTATGATGCCTCGACAGACTGGTAAGTCTACCACGTCTGTATCTTATCTGTTACATTACGCAGTTTTTAATGATAATGTAAATATTGGTATTCTTGCCAACAAAGCATCAACTGCTAGAGACCTTCTTGCACGTCTTCAAACTGCATATGAAAACTTACCGAGATGGATGCAGCAGGGTATTCTTGCATGGAACAAAGGTAGTCTAGAGCTAGAGAACGGTAGTAAGATTCTTGCAGCGTCTACATCTGCTGCTGCCGTTCGTGGTATGACATTTAATATTTTGTTCTTGGACGAATTTGCGTTCGTTCCAAATCATATTGCAGACGACTTCTTTAGTTCAGTTTATCCTACGATCTCATCTGGTAAATCAACCAAGATTATTATTGTTTCTACCCCCAAGGGTATGAACCACTTCTATCGCATGTGGCATGATGCGGAAAGAGGTGCAAGTGAATATGTTCCTACTCAGGTTCACTGGTCAGAAGTTCCTGGTAGAGATGAGAAGTGGCGAGAACAAACAGTCAAGAACACCAGCGAACAGCAGTTCAAGGTTGAGTTTGAATGTGAGTTTTTAGGATCTGTTGATACTCTGATTGCACCAGGAAAACTTAGGAGTCTAGTTTATGATTCTCCTATAAAATCAAACAAAGGATTGGACGTTTATGAAGAACCAATCAAAGATCATGATTATGTTTGCACAGTTGACGTTGCGAGAGGAGTTGGTGAAGACTATTCGGCATTTATTTTAGTTGACATCACATCATTCCCTCACAAACTTGTAGCAAAATATAGAAAGAATGATATCAAACCAATGCTATTCCCAAATATTATCTGGGAAACCTGCAAAGCATACAATGATGCATTTGTCTTATGTGAGGTGAATGACATTGGAGATCAAGTGGCGAGTATTCTACAATATGACCTTGAGTATCAAAACCTCTTGATGTGTTCTATGAGAGGTAGAGCAGGGCAGATTGTTGGACAAGGTTTCTCCGGTAAGAAGACACAGTTAGGTGTGAAGATGTCTAAAACTGTAAAGAAAGTTGGATCACTCAACCTCAAAACAATAATCGAAGCAGATAAACTACTATTCAAAGATTATGAAGTTATAAGTGAATTGACTACTTTTATTTCAAAGAGCAATTCATTTGAAGCAGAAGACGGTTGCAATGATGACCTTGCTATGTGTCTTGTCATCTATGCTTGGTTGGTAGCACAAGACTACTTTAAAGAACTTACTGACCAGGATGTTAGAAAGAGACTGTATGAAGAACAAAAAAATCAAATTGAACAGGACATGGCACCATTCGGTTTTATGGATGATGGACTAGGAGACAGTAGTTTTGTTGACGCTGATGGTGACCGATGGTATGCTGATGAGTATGGTGATAGATCTTTTATGTGGGATTACTTATCATGACGGAAAACGACGGATATGTATCAATTGAATTGAACATTCATGGCATTCGCTGTATTCATAGAGGACTGTCTCTAGCATGTGAAAATTGGTCTGGTGGAGATCCAGAAGAGCAACAGAATCTTATTGCAATGAGAGATAATTTTTTTCGTTTAATCCTAGAGAATCAATTTGATGAATATTGAAGATCAATTTTCACTTGAACATTTTCTCTTCAATGAAAGAAAGTGCAGAACTTGTGGAGAAAAGAAAAATATATTAGAAGATTTTTATAGAACTCGTAAAGATAAAGGTTCTGTCCCTTCATCATATTCATATGAGTGTAAGGAATGTACTAAAAAGAGAGTATTAGAGACAAGAAAAAGGATACATTATCATAGAGAATGGGAATATCCAGACTGGTAAATCGTTCACGTCCAGTTTACCCCCTCTAAATAATCATAATTTATAAATAATCTTAGACTTTAACAGATCTAAGGAGAAAGAAATGGCAGTAGCGTTATTGTCTCCTGGTGTACTTATCAGAGAGGTTGATCTCACTGTAGGTAGGGCAGAAAACGTCGTTGATAATATCGGCGCTATTTGCGGACCCTTCCAAAAAGGACCAGTTGACGATCCTTATACCATTGAAACAGAGCAAGAGTTAATCGAAGTATTTGGAAAACCAATCAGCACTGATGCTCAGTATGAGTATTGGATGTCTGCTAGTTCTTTCTTGAGCTATGGCGGTATTCTTAAAGTTGTTAGAACTGACGGTTCATCTTTAAACAACGCCAATGCTGGTAGCGATCAATATTCAGATCTATCTCTGAAGATCAAAAACTACGACGATTATAAGGATAACTATCAAACTGATACCGGTTGGACTTATGCTGCAAAGAACCCTGGTTCTTGGGCAAATGGATTAAAGGTTTGCTACATCGATGATGTTGCTGACCAAACCGTTGGTGTTGGCACCACCAGTCTTGCTGGTATTGGTATCACTGTTGGTTATGGTGTTACCGTTGGACTGACTAATTTGGTTGTTCCTGATGTTGCCACTGGCACTATCTCTACGATCACCACTGGTTTTATTAAGGGTATCGTTACTGGCGTTTCAACTGACGCTGATGGTTCAGAATCAACCTTCGATGTTAAGTGGGTATCTCGCGTCAATGCAGTTGGTGCAGGTGCTACGGAAACTGTAATTTCTTACCAAAAGAATTCCGATTCTGCTTCCCTCTCGATTGGTAGCACTTTCCAAGATGATGTTTCCCTGGTATTCAAGGACAGCACTGGTGCAGTAACTGGTTCTGCCATTTCAGCAACAACCGCTGTTGACTGGTATGATCAGCAAAAACTCCTGATCAACAATGGCGATGTCTTCTGGAAGAGCATTGCTCCAAAACCAGTTTCTAACAACTATGTAACCGAGCGTCAAGGTTACAACGATGGTATCAACATCTGTATCGTTGATGACGAGGGTGCTGTAACTGGTATTCAAGGCAATATTGTTGAGAAGTTCTCTTCACTGTCTAAGGCACTTGACACAGTATCTTCTGTAAATGCTCCTCAGAAGATCTGGTATAAGGACTTCCTCGCAGACTTCTCTGAATACATCTACGCTGGTGTTAATGCATCTTCCGATGAAGATACTTATTGGGGCACAGTTCCTAGAGCGACTGGTTTCTCAACTAATTTCGTTCCTTACACTACATCCGAAGGTCTCTGGGGTCAAAATGCACAAGGCATCACTTATTCCGCAATCGGTAACGTAGGTTATGGATTAAGTGTTGGTGTTGATTACTCTGGATCAAATGGAATGAAGGCAACTCTTGGTGATCTGATTACTTCTTACAACCTCTTCCGCGACAAGGAGAAAGAGGATGTAGATTTCCTGATCATGGGTCCTTCAATCAACGGAATTGAAGAGTCGCAATCCAAAGCAAATAGACTCATTTCTATTGCCGAACAGAGACAAGACTGTATGGCAGTTGTTTCTCCTCACAGAAGTGGTATTATCGGTTTAGCCGATGATGACACTCAAACCTCAAACATCATCAAGTTTGCCAACGGCGTTAAGTCTTCTTCTTACGGCGTCATCGATTCTGGTTATAAGTACACTTATGACCGCTTCAACAACCAGTTCCGTTACATTCCAACGAATGCTGACGTTGCTGGTCTTATGGTTCGCACTAACCTTAGAGCGTTCCCATGGTTCTCACCTGCTGGTCAGCAGCGTGGTGTTCTTAACAATGCCGTTAAACTGGCATACAATCCTGGCAAGAACCAGAGAGACGAACTGTATCAAGCAAGAGTTAACTCTATTTCTTTCCAACCTGGTATCGGCATTCTTCTCTTCGGTGATAAGACTGCTCTTGGTTATGCCTCCGCGTTCGATAGAATCA